GCCGTCTGCCGCAGACGTTGCATCTCCAGACTTCATCGCATCATCACCAATAGCTACAACATATCCTACACTTGTAGATGTTTCAAGGGCATTGTTACCGATTGCGACATTATTATGCCCATCAGTAAGAGCCTTTGAAGAATCTTTACCGATTGAGGTATTCGCACTTCCTGTCGTGACAGCTAATAAAGCACTTGAACCAACTCCAGTATTATTACTATTGCTATTTCCACTTGCTCCTAACCCAGCATTTGAACCAAGCCAAGTATTGTTTGTTCCTGTTCCGTTGTAATACCCAGTATTAACACCTACTCCTACATTATAAACAAGACCTCCAACAACGCTTGTATTCTGAGAGCCTAATGCAGAATACCCTATTGCTGTACTGCTTCGACCTACATCTTCAGATGGAAGTGCATTCTTACCTACTGCGGTGTTGTAATCCCCAGTTGTGATTGCAGTACCTGCATAATCTCCTACAAGCGTGTTCTCCACACCACCACTCGCAAGTGCCGCTCCTGCCATAAATCCAAATACTGTATTGTCTGTACCACTATCATTATTACTTAGTGAGATTCGGGAGTTGTCATCAATTTTCATTCTTTGTGTACCAGATGCAGTTGTGTTAAATACTATAGCATCTGTACTTGAGCCTACATATGCCGCTCCAGCATTATTTCTTAATTCTATATATACATCAGCACCATCTGTATGCTCTAACTTTAATGGAGTATTTCCTGTATCTGAAACGTGCAATTTCTGGTCTGGAGAGGATTCATTTATCCCGACATTGCCTGATGAATTAATAACCATTCTTTCAGTAGTAGATGCCGCTCCATCAGCAGTTGTTTCAAATACTAATTCTGTTGGTAGGTCATTACTACCCGGAGTTCCATTTACCCTTGCAAATATTCTCGCACCCGGGGTGACTCTATCAGTTCCATCTGCACCTACAAAAGCAATTTGACCTAATTGGTCATTGTCTTGTACAACAGTATCAGAACCAATACTTGTTCCTCTTGACTTACCGAGAATTAAATACGGCCCAGAAGAACCATTATCATTTCTAAATATACTTAATGAAGAACCACTTGATGTTGTGCCTTCAACTTGTAGAGCTGGTGTAATTGCCGCATCAAGTAAAGCATCTGCTGTTGTTAGTCCTATAAGAACATTACCTGAATTATCAATTCTTACTCTTTCTGTATTATTAGTAGCAAAAATCATATGGGTATTTTCTTGATTCCAGATTTGTGCTTCTTCAGAGCTACCAATACCAAATACTGTACCATCACCAGTACCACTGCCAGTAGAAGAATTAGTAAATTGAATATAAGAAGCTCCACTATCAGAAGCTGAAATAACTTCTGTATATGCCATTGAACCACCACCACTTACAGTTAAATCACCTGAAATGGTAACATCGCCAGATATTGTACCACCTTCCAATGCGACATTTAATCTATTATTTGTAGCATCTAAGGCCATGCTTAGTGCTTCTTGTGAGGTTACTGAGTTTGCGGAAACTGCGTTTCCTGAAGAGTCTAGAAGTACTTTGTTTAGAACTTCTTTTGCGGTGAACTTATTTGGGTTTGCCATAATCTATCCTATATTCCTCCACCACCGCTTAAAAGCATCCATATAGTTAAATTATATGTCTCACAACTTAGCGTCTATAAGAACATATAATCAATCAATTATATTAAGTAAAACTGTTTGGAACGACTGCTCGTGTACCTCCGGTCTTACTTCTTTTCTTTGTGCCGTATTTCTTAACGGCTTGATCAAATTTTTTCTCATGTTGCATCATTAAACTCAATGCTATCTGTGCCATACCAGCATCTGATTCGGTACCAGCCTTATCCATATATAGACATTTCTTAACATAATCAACGATTGCAGAGTGAAACAAATTGTCTATATCTGGCGTATTTGTTATTGCAGTAACCTTGCTTGGGTTTCCATAGTAATGCAAAAGCAAACCATTTGTCACTGAATGGTCAAATGCCTGATATGCCTTCCTGTCTGTCCTTGATTCATTCGTAGAAGAATATGTAGTGATCAACCCTAAGTGGTCTCCCCTAATGAAATATAAAACTTTATCTTCTGGATACTTAATATTACTTGCCATTATGAAGGCTCCTCTATTGCAGATTCAGACGTGTTATCAAACATCAATGGCTCACCATCCAATACCCTAGGTACCCGTATATAATCATCGTCATCATCCATAACATCTACTCTATAAACTTTATTTATACCCATAACATTACTACTGGAGTCTGTTGCACTGTCTGACAAGTCGTAAAACATTTGATTGGCAACAATGTTTATTTTGGCAGACATTGACTTCTGTGAGTATTGACCAAGCTCATTCAATGCATCATTTATCAAAGACATAATATATGTTTCAGGTGCATTGGGAAAAACCTGTCTAACCCTGCTGATAATCTGTTTTACTGTTAATGATTGTATCGCCATTATCTCAACGCCTGTAATCCTTTGTCGTAATCTGCCTGTAATTTAGCTTGTTGTTTCTCATACTTGCCATACTCACTTGCATCTGCCGCCAGTCTTGCTTGAGCCTCATTGCCATAAGCCTGAGCTATATTAATTTTTGATTGTATCTCATTTGCATATCCCTGTGCTGAATTAAGATAACCACTTACTACTTGATTGTAGCCACCAACTTGTGAGATTCTAGCGCTAACTTCATTTGCATAAGCCTGTGCTTCATTAGCTGATGCGTTTGCCTCTGATAAAAATCCATTACCCACAGTAACATGACTAGCCGCTAACTCAGGGTCTTCATTAGAAGAGTTTGCCGATGTTACAGCTAGGTCAAACTCTCCATTCGCTAAGGCTACCGCAGTATTAATTCTTCCTGATGCGGTTACTATAGCCGCTAAAGCCGTATCAATACTTGCATCAACTTGAGTTGCTGACTCTCCCAGTTGGGTAACTGCCGCATCTACTTGAGTATTGACCAGATCACAAATAGCCTGAGTCTCATCCAGTTCTGTGTTTATAGCTGTTAATGCCGTGGTTACATCTGCATTGCTTGACTTGCTTGCCATTAAATTTTGTAGTGATTTTATTGCACCGTAAATAGAAACAAGATATTCGGCATCGTCTGGAAACTTTGCTATAGCACTATCACCAAAAGCTACCGCAGGATAATTCAATGTATGCACATGAGCATTTTGAGCATTAGTAGGTGAAGGAACAACAACTAAAATATTATTTGTAACATAGTAAGCCGGATCAGTAGTGGTAGCCGCCATCATATCATCAGCATCTCTAATCCTTCCGTTTAGCTCTGGTCTTACTATTCTACAAGGTTGATTAATTGTACCATCGTCTCTAGTTACGCTAAATATTTCTGAACCAAGAACTGTAAAGCTTGGACTACTACCATTCAAATCATTTGATGATGTAAACAAAGACTGTTTAGACCTTGGTAAAGAATTTAATATTTCCTTAGCACCATCGGTTAAGAACTGAGTTAGTTCTGTTTGTGTAGGTGCACTACTGCCATCTATACTTAAACTTGTCAATGCCTCTACCTGTGCTTCAAATGTTGCCATTGTTATTTCTTTATTTTCTTTATCTTGCCATTGTGAGTTCTAGCAAACTTATGAGTTTTAGTTTCCCTGATTAATGTACCAGAGTATCGCTTACCACCCCATTTCCAACTTACTTTCTTTGCCATTATTTACCCCAACTTTTTCTTGCTTTTAACTTAGAACCTTTACCCAGCTCTCCAAAGTGATATAACCTCTGAGATGACTTTGAATGAGTCTTTCCGCTATGGAGTTGACCGTTTGGCATTTTATGTTTACCGCCCTTCCATACCTTACCTTGCTTTGTATAATGATTTACGCCTTTCATAATAATCCTACCATTTTACTTTATTTGCCCAGTAAGCCGCAGACAATGGGCCTTTAGCTATGTTCTTGGCGTGCCTTGCCTTAAAAGATTTACGCCTTCTTTTTTGCTTGGGTGATTCACCTTTTTTTGGTTTACCGGCTGTCTTAACTCCCTGTTGACCAAAGCGTATAGTTTTTACTTTATTTCCTACTTTAGCAACAACAACATGAGATTTTGTTTTATGACTAGGAGTTCTTTTTGGTTTGTTAAAACCAGATACCCCTGCTCTTTTAAGCCTAGAATCTTTTTTCTTAGACACCTCTTCTCCTGTTCATTTCGCTAATGTTTTGATCCATACTTTGCACAGACAATTCAACATCTGTC